GTTGTCCAGCTGAGCGGTGCTGCGCCCATGCCGGCCGCCTCCGAAAGCCCGATCTCCGTCAGGCGCTCGATGACGTGCGGCATGGGATTCGGCGGCATCGGCGGGTGCTTCACGCCGTCATTCTTCAGCTGATCGATCCGACTTACCGCCTGTGCGGGATCGAACTTCTCAGCCCGCTTGCTGCCGGCCGGGGGCTTCGGCGTGGCGTTTAGCCACGCCGAATACCGCACATACAGGCTCAGCTGGTCGCCGAGCCGTTTTTGAAGTTTCCCCAGTCACCCAGGTGCTTGTTGACCTGCTTGGCGATGAAGCCGAGCTCGGGATCGGCATAGACCGCCTCGAACAGCTCGCGACCGGTCTTGTCGCCATAGTCTAGGTGCTCGAAGCCGATCGTGACGTCGGCCAGGTCCTCGGCCACCTCAGCGCGCTGCTCTTCGGCAGTTGCCGCGGTCAGCTTCCCGTCGTTGTCGTTCAGGCGCTTGAGCGCGCGCGCGGTGCGCCGCGCTTCGACGGCTGCGAACTGGCGGGTGCCGGGGCTGTGCACGTGGATCAGAACAGGCTTGTCGCCGTCGTACAGCGGCTCGCCGGCCGCGCTCTTGACGTGGATGGTGCCGCGGCTGGCGACCTTGAGGGTAGATGCGTCCATTAGTGTTTCCTCTCGCGGAATTGTGCACCGACCCGCCCAGCCCGCGAGAGCGCTGGACGGGCCGATGCCTGTGGACCGGCTAGAGCGCCGGGATTGGGTGGTTAGGCGGCCGGGACCCGAACGACCTTGCGGCAGAGCTCGATGGTCGGGTTCGCCATGATGACGCTATCGGCATTGCCGACATTTTCCGGGTATCCGAACACGCGACCTTGCGAATACCGCTTCTCGCCCGTCGGGTACGTGGCCATGAAGCTGTAGAGCTTCGACGTTCGGTCGTCGGAAGCAGTGCGCAGCAACGTCTGGCCCGCGTCTTCATCGTCATGCGCCAGCGACGGCTGGAGCGCGCCGTGATCGACGGACCCCTTGTGCTTATCCTTGTCGCCTTTAAGCGGTACGAACTCCGTCTTGTTGAACGTCGGGCCGATGCCGCCGATCTGCTCGATGCCGCCGATTTCGGTCCAGGTCAGCGCCGCATAGCCGGCGGCGTCCTCAGTGGCGGGCAAAGCCGCCGAAATGGCGAGCGCCGAGCCCGCCGCAGTCGTGGAACCCATCTTCTTTCTCCTTGTGGGCGAGCCGGCACCGCCGGCGGGGATCAGCCGCGGACGCGGCCGAACTGGTTACGCAGCCGACTTCTTGGTGTCGGCCTTGGTGTCCTCGGTTTTCGTTTCGACCTTGGCGTCTTCGGCCGTCGGCGCCCGGACGAGGCCGGCCGTCTGGTAGTTGTGAAAGGCGCCTTCGGAGAGCTTCACCGTCGCGCCCTTGGTGAACCGCTCTTCGGTTCCGGCGTCGCGAAAATCCTTCACGATGACGGCGGATTTGGTTTTGTCGGTCATGTTGCGTCTCCTTCGTTACGCAGGTTCATCGAACGAGACCCGGAAGTCGGTGCCCTGTTCGAAGCTGTTGCCGGGCCCCGTCAGCTCCGGGCCGGTACCGGCATTGAGGATCGAGATGCGCTCGGCGGGCGCCATGTCGCCGGTCCACCCGGCGCAGATCGAAATCGCCATTTTGCGGATGGCGACCTGATCGCGCCGATTGCCGGCGCGGACGGTGAGCTGAACACGTTCGACCTGACGGACCTTTGCCCGGCGCTTCAACGTCGTGCGCTCGATGACGCTGATGGTCCTCACCAGCACCGCAGGCAGCGTGACGTTTTCGGGCAGCATGCCGGCCTTGATGTTGGCCTCAGCGACTTTCTCGAGAAATTCCGGATTGGCGCGCAGCAGCGCGCCCACGATCTCGGCGCCGGTCATTCGTCATCATCCTCAGCTGGGCCGGTGATGCCGTGCGGGCCAATCCGGGCGTTGATGTACGCCTGCGCCGCCGCGACCGCGTCGCGTCCCTTCGCATCGAGCGCAGGGCGCAAAAATGGATGAGGGCGAGCGCCGGGGTGAAGCACGGTCTCACCGACGAACTTGCCGCCGATCACGAGCGAATGGCTGCTGCCTTTCTCGTTCGCCAAGCGGTTGATCCGCCCGATCGACCGCCCTTTTCGTTGGCTTTCGTCGACACTGATGAAGTGAGGGCTTGTGCCCCATTCCAGCCAGGTTCCCACCGAATAGGTCCAGCCAGACTTCACGCTGATGATGACGATGATGCGTCCGTCGCCCTTCTTCGACTTGACCGTGATTGCCTCGGCCACTTCGTGGGATTCCGACCGCAGCGCAGCCTCCTCGGCGATAACCTTGCCTCCACGCTTCGCAGCGGGCCGCAGCAGCTTCTCCTCGATCTGCTTGGGGAGCGACGCCAGGTAGGCTTTCACCTCCTGACGCCCGCGCACCTTCACCATCAGGCCGTGTTTCCGGCCGGCCGGTATTCTTCCACAACGAACTCCAGCCCGTCGCGGTGGCCGATCTCGGCCGGGCCGGAGACAATCTGCATCGTGCGCTCGATGAACACTGTTTCGCCGCGCCGTTTGATCAGAAGCACGCGCATGTCCGCGGTAAGGTCCGGCCGCCACCGAACGCGCAGCCGGGCGGGGCGTGAAGCGGTGGTCATGCCGTTGCTCTGCTGCTCGCCGCGGCTGGGCAGTACGTCCTGCAACTCGGCGCGGGCTTCGGCTACGGCCGCCCAGGTGCCCGATCCGGCGCCGTCCAGCGAGGTATCGGGTACCGGCCGCTCGAAGCGCACCAGCCGATTGAACTTGCCGGCTGGAATCCTCACAGCATCCTCGGCGTGAACGAGTTGAGCAGCCAGTCCAAGCTACGCTCCGCTGCGGCTGAGAGCGCGCCGGCCTCGCGGTTGAGGTAGAACTCGGCCAGCACCACGCGAATGGCCTGCAGTACAGTCGGCGGCACGTCTTCTGGCCCATCAAAGCCGGCCGTAGCCGCGATCGTGACTGCGCCACGCTCGGTGCGCGCGTAAGGCCATGCACTGGTGCCGATTGGCAGGATGGTAACCGGACGCCGCGCGGTCCATCGAAACAGCGTGGGGTCCAGCACCTGCTCAACCCCGTCGCTGTCAAAATAGGTGACCGCGTCGATGCTGACGACGGGCCAGGAGTACAGCTTGAGTCCCCGGGTCGACAGTGCGTCGAGATGTTCGACGATCGGCCGCCGCGACAGAACGAGGCCGGTGATGCGCTCGATATGGTCAACCGCCGAGGCGAGCAGGCCTTGGATTAGAACATCGTCGGTGTCGTCATCAATGATGCCCAGGTGCCGCTTCGCCGCATCGAGCGTGATCGGCGGCACGCTGACCGATGGTGTGGGCGCGGCGGCGCTGATGGATGCCACGTACGCATCCACGACCGCTGCATCGCTGACTTCGGGGCCCAGCCCGAGCAGGGCCCGCATCTCGGCGATGGTCACGAAAGCACCTCGAAGCGGGACGACCAGAACGGGCCCTCGGCGTCTTTTTGGGGTGTGATCCTGATCGGCTGACCGTCGAGCAGTCCACCGCGGGCCAGATCGGGGCGGCGATCAAACTGGTTTGGCATGAAGGCGAGCCGATTCCCGACGACGCCCGCCATGCCATCGAACACGCCTGCGATGATCAGGCGGGAGCGCCGCCCATTGTCGATGACGGCCATTACTGTTGCCTCACGGTGACGACGCCCGTCCGCTCGTATGTCTTGGATGGCTCCGGGTCGGTCGTGACGCGCACGGTGACGCCCACGCGCACTCCAGAGCCCGCGAACGACGGGTCATTTTGGAAGCCGGGTGCGCACAGCAGCCAGATTTGTACCTTGTCGCCTTCGGTCGCGATGATGGGGGCGCGCCCGGCGAGAGTGTCGATCGTCATGCCAAGCGCGGTGCCCTGCGGAGACATGGTGATCTTGTCGATTGACGCGATGTTCTCACCCTCGGCGAGCAGGCGGGTGAAGTCGAACGCGAATGGCACCCGGTCGGCCGGATCGAATGGAGCGAGCCACGGATAGGCGTTCATCGGCAGCGAAGACGTGATGTTGGTGTCGGCGGGAACCGGCTCAACGACAACAGTCCGCTCTGCGGTTGCGATGATCGCGCCCACGGTCGTGATGGGCGAGTCTGTCACTGCGCCGGAACCTCCTCCAGAGAAGTCGCCGAGGGCGCCACCACCGCTGCCGGTTGCCGGGGGCGCACCGCCCTCCGCCGAGCCGCCGATATTACCCAGCGCCCCGCCTCCGCCGCCGGTGACCGGAACCCGGCCCGCGCCGCTACCGCCAACGTCGCCGATCGCGCCGCCACCGGCGCCGGCAACGGGCGCGTTATCGGTGCGCTCGTACGGTCCCGCGGCGCCCGATCCATCTTGACGGCGCACCATGCCGTCCAAGTCGTATTTCAGCGCGCCGAACGAAACGGCGACGCCCTGATGGGTGATGCCGCTCGTTGCTGGCCCGGCGACGCGGTCGTAAGCCGGGTTGGTCCCGCCAGTCAGGTGAAGGTCGCTGTTGCCGGGGCCGCCTTCGAACGACTTCAGGTCGACGAAGCTGACAGCCTGGTGGATGACGTTCGAGGGATTCCACTGTTCGCCGAGCCAGCTACCGCCGCTTGGGTCGGGGGCGTTGTCGCCGGACTGGTTGCTCGAATAGACGACGTTGCCTTCGTCGCCATTATGGTACCGGATCGACCAGTTTTGCGTGCGCCCGGTATTGGTCGCGTTCCCGCCTTGACTGCCCGATGCGAACGTGTCGGACTTCGTATTGAGCTGGCCAATGATGTTGTGGCGGAAGTGCAGCTCTTTCGCAACGCCGGGATTTAGTCCGCCAGTGCCCGTGTCCTGGCTGTCGGTGTAGCCCACATTGAAGCGCCCCGTGCGGCCGTTGTCCGGCAGCACGTTGTGCATGAAGACGCCGCCCTCCATCGCAAGCGCAACGCCATCGGCACTGATGCTGAGAAGCGACCCTGCATTGGTGGCGCGCGCCGCCT